TTCAACGGTTGTTATGGATTCAAACGCACCCACCATATCCCCAACGGTTTTACCAATAGGCTTCCAACCCTCAGAAGTATAAATAGGAACTTGCGGATCAATGAAACAATTCGGGTGCGCGGGAATCATATTCCTTACCTCTTCAATAGTATAAGGACCACCTACTTCCAAATCCTGACATTCCGGGCAAACATTGTAACCGGCAGATACCCACTCAGCCATTACATTCACTCCTTCCACCTTCCAATTCTCATACTCTTGCACAACTGCCTGATGATGAGCCCGAATAACTTCTGTACGAGCTAACATCCTTGCCCTACGTTCTGGAGAAATTGATCTTCCAAGTGAATCTGTTACACCAAGAGTCTGTCTTCCCTTTCCACTGATGACAGCATTCAACTTCCGGGCTAACAACCTGGGGTGATCCCCATCAATCAACCCCTGACCCAATACCTGACTAATCTGATTATCCATTGCATCGGTTATCCCTTTCAATCCGTTAAACGTACGGGTGTACAAAACTCCAACCCTATCCATGTGGAAAGGAGTGGACATTGATGCCTCTATCCCCCCAGATGCTTTTAAAGACGGAACCGGGAATCCATTCTTCTCCAATTCATATCTTGCCCGGATCACTCCCCGTTTGTAACTATCATACACGTATTTGTTTGTCCATGCCCCATCAATGCTTTTACCTACCTGGCTGATATCCCTTACATCCAATATTCCTTCTTTCACCTGACGATCCAACCAAGTCATAAACCCTGCCACCTTATCTGAAGTTCTTGGAAAAGCAAATGCCCTGTGAGCCGGAGCCTGATAAACAGACATCAAACCAAAACAATCCTGTTCCACGATTGCCTGATTGATTAATCCACGGAGACGACGAAACCGAATGTTTACATCCCTGACCCATGCAGCCCTCAACGATGTTGTCCGGGTTGGATCAAATCGGTTCTGTCTGGTATAGACATCAACTACGGTATGTGTACAGTTACATGTCATTCTTCAATTACTACTTCCTCTTCTTCTACTTCTTCTTCCTCTTCTTCTTCTTCCCTTATCTGGGTTTCCTCTTCTGCCATCTGTTGTTCTTTGGCTTGCTCAATCTCATCAACCTGGTCATCATCCAACCCCAGGAAGTACTTTGGAACCAACTGTGGTGGTATGGCGTCTGAGTTGATAGAAGATTTACTCCATTTATCCAATGCATCAGCCCTTATCTGGCCAACTTCTGCTTTCTCTTTCTCCGAGGGAGCAAATAAGTCGTCCCATTCTACTATGTAATCTTCCACCCGCGGCAATACACCTCGCTCCATACACACCTCAATGAATGGGGTCAATATCTTTGGTTCACAAAACTTACTCTGTCTGGTTTTTATTAACGTCCTCCATTGAATTTCATCTTGGGTGCTGGAAAGTTCTCCTCTTTCACTACCAACGAATATACGTTTTGGTATTGCTGTTTTGGCACAGATAGCCTGTATCTGTATGTCAACATGGTTAGATGGGTCCGCTATCTGTTGAGCCAGGGATTCTATACTCATACCCTGAGCGTGTAAGAACCGGATAAGGTCATGCTCATAGTTTTCGAACTGGTCAGTTAATTCATCCCATTCAGTTTCTGACATATTGGCATCTTTGTCAACCTTGCCAAAGTACCCGGGACGAGCTCCTTTCCAAAACATCTCAGCATCCCCTCCGAGTAACTTTTCCAGGTCAATCAATCGGTTTATGATAGCTTTTAACCTGGGAGTACCTAATACATTTGACATCATTGAATCTTCACAGACATGCATCACCCTGCTGTAATGGACTTCAATCTGTGTATATCAACGGGAGTCCATATCTACGGTTTGCTGGGTTTACCTCCCATTCTGTTATATGAATGTCTCTTTCCGCAAAAGAATTAAGATACAATAATTTCGGAGTCCCTGTCAATGGTTTTTTGAAATCTGTCTGTTCTTTCACATCCGCAAACCCAAATAACAAAATAGCAAACTGACCTAACCCTACTAATTTATCTAATCTGGAGAATTCAAAACTCAATCCGAATTCCTTTTCCATCTTCCACCAGGTGATCTGTAATGTGTCATTCTCTTTTTTATCTGTCGGGGAAGAAATACTCACTAACCCATCCCATGCAGTTTCAACAGGTCGATCGATAATAGCGGCAGCTATATCCTGACGTTCATATCGGTTGAAATAATACTGAAAATCCAACTCAGAATCTTGTGGGTATCCAAGAGCATCATATATATTACGTTTACCTTTGTATTGTTGACCTAACAGTTTAGCAAACCACATCCGGTTAATCACCTGTTGTTGTAAGGTGTTTAGTGTTTTTCCTATTGTTTGTGATTTCTTTGCCATCTTATTTTCTTGGTTTTACTCAATTTTCATACTATATAATATATTGTATCCACTTTTTCATTTAACGCCGGGAAAAAGGCTGTAATCGCCGTTGTAAAGGTGCCTATCATCTCTTCCTCCTTCCTACCCTAACCTGGGTTGGTTTTGTTAGTTGACTAAATGCCCCGGAAGATGCATCAACCTGATCTTTGTATTTGGAACGAGGGAAGTATCTTAACTCATTCTTATACTCGTCATTCCAATCTCCATGCACCATCAACACATTACCAAAATTAACCTGCACGGCAAAAGGTCTTGCCCGGGTTGGTTTATCCCCAGTAGGTTTTTCTGTGAATACATTAAACCCTGCTAAATTTCTAACTGTGGCCAAAGCTGAATCTTTTCCACCTGATCCTGGTTCCTGTTCCAAACCAATTTCTACTTTCCTACCATCAGCTTCCGCTGTCTGACGGATAATCAATTCCCTTTCTTCGCTTGCCCACTGACCTCTCTTAACATCCCAAATAACAAATTTATTATCCCTCAACTTTGATATCTTTACTCCAGCGGTGTAAGCCCCTCCACCTTCTGTGGCAGCTTTATCCCAATACCGAACTGTTTTAACCACAATCAACGGATGGATTTCATAGGCAGTTACCATCTGAAGATGATCTACCTTAAACATACCACCACCTGGTGGAGTGGGATCTTGACCCACCTGACCAGCGTATCCCCAATCTCCTAATTCTTTCAAAACATGGTTGAGAAGAGTGTTCCAACTCAATCTAACCGGATCAAGTAAATCATCCACATAATACTTTTCCCATTCCTTTGGTTTCAATTGTTTTCTATATTCCAAAGTTCTAATTTCCCCAGGCAGACAGATGTGTCGTATATCTCCCCTTGTTGATAGAAGATGAGCTGTTGGGTCATCTTGGTCCAATCTTTGCATAATTCCAATCGTGGTAGATACTTCCCGATCTGTCTTTCTTTGAGATAAAGTATGGTCCAGGAAATCATTAGCTGTCTTTCTCTCAACATCACTAACTGAAGCCCGTGGGTCAATCAAATCATCCCAGATGAGGATGTCTCCGTGGAATCCCATTATCTTGGATTTGACAGATGTGCTCACCCTACCTCCACCGTAAAGTATACGCGGAACCTTATTTTGCTGAGCCCAAACCTTCTTCACTACCCGAAAATTTGACTTCGTATCTTTGTCTTGTTTTATGTCAATTTCCGGGAATAACTCCTGGAATCTCTCACTCTTAATAATATCTCTACTGTATTCTGCGGACTCTAAAGATAACGGACTGGAGTGGGATGCTGTTATAAATCTCATCCAATACCAACTTACCCAACACCACACAGGAAAGAATATTGATATAGTAGCTGTCTTGGTTGTCCCTGGAGGTACATTGAATACCAAATCATACTCCTTTGGTTCTCTCTTTGCTACTTTACGGGCTACTATCTCCAATTCCGTACATATGTTTTCTATATGCCAATTCGGAATGAAGTCTCCAGTGGTGTAATCTTGCCAAAAATATTGTATGAAAAAGTATAGATTACTTTTTAGGAGTTTCCGCATAGAAGATATTGGATCATTTATCGCCTGTTGGATATATGGCTTTTCTTCTTCCAGGATTAATATGTCAATTGTTTCGGCCATCTTTTAATTGTTTCATACCTACTTCAAATAACATCTTTTGGGTACCTTCACTTAACTCATCTATTGGTATATCCTGTATCTTATGATAGTGACTGTGTTTGATATCTCCTGAGTGTTCGTGTTGGATTCTATTGACATGTTTCCAGTATTCAGGTTGGCGATTTGACAGCCAGAATATCTGCGCCGTTGTATCTCCAGTTACATGGGTAAAGATTTCTCTTTTATTTATCAACTTCCCTTCTCCATTATATGTTTCTTCGGTTTTGATGTAATCATATCCGGTGGCGTTTTTAAACATTGAATCTGCTACGGTTACATCTGCCATTATTCCACCTCGTTTTTTGGCATTGTATATCTCTGGGTTATCTCTAAACCAGTTTTCCACGGTTGTGATATCTACTCTATAGAATTCAGCGATGTCTTTATTGATAGCTCCTAACCGGGCCAGATGCTCTATCTCATGTATCATCTCAGGGAAGAGTTTTGATTTTCTGCCTGGGTGACCATTACTTGGAAATCGGGTTCTTTTGAGATTGAATTTATATCTGACCATGGTTTTTTGTATATTTTTGCTTTTTCACCAAACACCGTTTCATATACTGC